GGGTTATAAGATGGCATCGGTATTGCAATCACTTGATATAAGAAAAATGCGTAGAAGTCAGAACTTGCGTAATCTGTCGCCAGAAGCGGCTCAGAAAGAGCTAGAAACCATTCTGTTCGAATCATTGAACTTACAGAACAGCGGATCAAGAACGTTTCAAAAATCCGCTCTTAAAGAGTTGGAACAGATCAGAAAAGATTTACTGGCTAAACAGATTAATGCAGGTACTAAACAAGACAAATTTGTCGGAGTTTATAGCCATATCATTGATCAATTAAATGCAATGGAAAAGGATAATGAAGATACCAATAAGAATTTTTCAAAAGGTATTAATGCTATTCAAAAATCAATTCCATCAACTGATACGTTTATTGCTGCTTTAATGACAGCTAATCCATTAGTGGGTTATGGCGCAAAAATATTACGCGATATTGCACGTTCACGAAAAGAGGCAAATTCAAATCGTAAATCAGAAGAAAAAAAGAAATTACAACTATTAAAAGAGCAGGAAGCATTTGCAAAAGAACAATTAGTTGAAGAACAAAAACAACAAGAATTGGCGTCTGAACAAAAAGAAGTCGTGAAACAACAAAAACGTGAATATAAGAAAGGCGGGGTTTATCGTCCTTTATTAATTGAAATTAGAAATGAAATTATGAAATTGAACGGATCAGTCAATGTTACAAATGATGATCTTGAAAACGTTAATCAAACAGTATTGAAACAAATTGATGCTGCTAATGATAATATGATGGAACAAATAAATTCTATGGAAAAAATTGAAAAGGATAGAGAACGTAATGAAAAATTAGTACGCATAAACCAAGAAGCCGCTAATGATTATAAGTATAAATTAGATGAACCTGTTGAAGATAAAAAAACAGAAACCGCTTCAAAAGATGCCAATAAAAGTATTTTGAATTTATTGAAAAAACCGGGTAAATGGATAAGTGGCGTTTTAGGTGGATTGATGGGTTCTATCGGCGGAATAGGAACAATGTTATCTATGAGTGGTATGTTAGAAAAGGTGATTTCACCTATTAAATTTCTTTTTTCGTTTGGAACAAAAATGGCTAGGTTTGCTGGTAAATTTGCAGTACCAGTTGCTATCATTACAACCATCTATGATTTTTTAGATGGGTTTTTTAATGCAGACGAAATAGCCGGTAAAAAACAGGTAAATATCAAGGAAAGAATTGAAGCAGGATTATCTAATGTTTTCGCCGTTCTTGGTAAATTAGTTGATTGGGCTTTTAACTTTGCTTTTGGTAAACATCTTTTCGATACCAAAGATTTGAATAAAAAGATTTACAAAGTGATTGATAATGTTGTTACTAATGTGGTGGATTTTGTTCAGAATGTTGTTGATAATATTCAAAATACGTTTAAAGAAATTATGGAAGCAATTAAAAATAAAATTGAATACATAAAAAACAAGGTCATGAATGCTCCGGTTCTTAATATGTTTTTTGGAAATGATGTTCCCAACATAACACAGGATCAAATGAATAACTCAATGGGAATTATTAACATATTGGGGAATGATTATAGAAATGGAATTATGACAAATTCAGGGGCAGGTTCGTTTTCTACTAATGCTATCAAACGTGCAGAAATAGCGACACAAAATGACAATATTACACCATTAATAAATACAAATGTTGATAACAGTACAAAAGTGAATACCAATAACACAATCTTAGGAAATCCTAATACTAGTAATCAAAACAACGGGTTTAGGAAACTTCAAGATCAAATGATGATGTACACTTTAGGAAGATAATTTGAAAAATTGGAAGGATAAACCTTCCAATTTTTCCATTAACGTCCTGAAGCCGCTAATACATTTAATATTTCTTCTGATGGACTATCGCCGCATTCAACGATTTGATCACGAAATTCAGCCAAATCATCCAAAGACGTGATAACAGCATCTTTAATGATTGAATTTATTTTTGATGTACGTGCATCGCCAGTTAAAAGATTATCAGTGCTGTTCCAAAACGACAACAGAGGGTTGCATACACCATACACATCAGCAATTTCTACATTTAGGGCGGTATCGACAACCCGAAAATGACCATGACGTGAGCCATGCCTACCATCGTCGATTTCAACCCAATAATCACGACCATCAACAGTTACATTGTAATTTGTTTCATCTTTATTGTTCATAATTTCACCTCATGATTAATTATGTAATCATATTACCAATAATTTTCTTCTTCGTCAATATTAAATTATAACCATTTCACAATTTAATATCTTCCTTAGAAGAAAATTTCAACATACCTATTTTACTTGCTTCAATTTCAATTTTATCTAAAATTGATTTATTTAACATCTTGACTATTGATTCAAATTCATGATCAGTATCAGATTCCCAAAAACTAACCAAAGTTTCAATATAACTATCAAAACCTTCTTTTTTCTTTTTTTCTTCAATAAAAAGACTAAATTCGGTTTTATTTTTGAAAATCATTTCTTATCCTATTAACTTGAGTTTAGGTTCTTTTTTAGTATTGTCTGATACCAGCGCAAAAACTCTTTCTATTTCGTTTCTACCAAACGTTTCAACAACAGTACCCATTGCTTCAAGATAATCATTTGTCTCAACAATTGCTATATTGTTAGATTTATTTGATTTTCTTTTATAACCTACAAGCATTAGAAATTGCTCCTATAAAATTTATGATTACCAATGTCTTCAGTGTGTTTATAAACAATAGCGAATTTTGGAAAATTTTTTACTTTACGGGGATTGAAATAATGATCGGAACCTTTTGTAAAATCGTCCACTTTGTTGTTATAAACTTTATATGCAACATCTAAACATTTCATCCACATTTTTACATGATTTTGTAAAATTCGTTGTTTGTTTTCTACGATACAAACGTATGAATATTGACAATGATCGTTAATTTTTTGATACACCACTTGTTTAACAGTATCTGGCCAATGAACACTATTTCGACGATTCATAACAGTGAACGCGACTGCGAATTTACCTTTCTCAGACTCCCCACGCGCCTCAAAAAACACCGCTTCGGCCAAGGTGCGACATTGGGTAGAGGCTAGACATTTTTCGCTATCTGAGAGTTCTGATAGAGGGCTAGCATACTGATCCAAATAATTATGCGGGCTCTGTTGTATAACAGTTGTATTCACGATAAGGACGTGTGTTTCTTTTTTGTTCAGAAACGGAAAGCAATAGACTACTAAAACTAGGAAAACACCCAGAATAATCAAACGAGAATCGTTATCTTTTAGCATATAAATCCCCTTATAAGGTTATCAATTATAATTTGAAATAAGCAGATTGCTTTTTATCCGAATGATTATAATAAATGTCTAACAATATTTCAAACTCTTTGATAAGAGGTTTTAAAAGAAATTTTCGGCATTCAGAATTCATAGTTTCATGATTACCGATTATTAACATACCATGTGTAGGCATTGGAAGATCAGGAAACATTTCCTTGAAAGCAATAGCATAACCAACAATCTGTAACATGTATTTAAAAAGTTTTCGTTTTCCATAGCGTTTTTTTAAATTTATAGGTTTACGTGAATTTTTATGATCGACAATACATAGGTGTTTTCCATGAAATGCTATTAAATCGCCTCGACCAGCGTATTTTTTACATAATGAATAAAGCGGTACCTCAACACCTACAATCGGTCCTAATTCATCCAGATATTTTTTATTTCGATTGAAAAGTATTTTTCCGGGGCCTGAAACATCTTCCCGATTCAGTGTATTTAATAAATATCGTTCAGAAAGATCATGTAACGAATTCCCACGGGTAATAGCTTCCTGAACAATACGATTAGCTTCATCGTCACCTACAGCCTTTTTCCATTTATCGATTCCTTTATCATCTAAAATTTTGAGGATGGAAGTCATAGAAGGTAAAATGTTATTTTCATCAACTTTATAATAACGTGTTTCACCTTCTATGGTTTCAATTTCTTTAAACGGTATGTTTAAGTGTCTAAATGTTTTCCAATGTAGTGACATTTTATTTTGGAATATGTTTTTCGTTTTCGATAATATCCAACATATCAAGACAAAGATCAGAACGTACTGAATCATTTTTATAGTATTCAATAATCTCATATGGTTTATTTTGAGCCTTTATCTGCCAAATAAACCAATCCAATCCAGAGACTTCACCCGGTTTAAGTTCTAAATCTGATTGTCCAATATCCCCTGAGATGAAAATTTTTGAATTGATACCAACACGAGTTAAAAACATTTTCATTTCTGTGATAGTTGCGTTTTGTGCTTCATCTAAAAGCATAATGCAATTATCATAGGTTTCACCTCTCATATATTGTAATGGTTCAGCAAAAATCTTTCTATTGAAATCAGCTATAAATTTATTTGATCCTAACCTTTCAATCAAACCTTTTTTAAATGGTTTCAAATAAGGCGCGTATTTCTCTTCAAGTTCACCTGGAAGATAACCAAGAGATTTTCCAACTTCTACAGTTGGGCGAGTCATGATAATAGTTTTGAAATGGCCTTGCTTATATAGATCGGCAGCAATACATGAAGACAGATATGTCTTTCCAGTTCCAGCTGGACCTATAGCAATTGTTATTTTATCGTGTAATAAAGAATGTTTATGGAGTTCTTGTTTATCTGTTAAACATTCAAAAGGTTTGTTAGATGGTTGTGTAAAATGTATATCTATCATAGTAGGATCGTTTTGCGCTTTAACTGTTTCAAATTCTTTGATTGCGATTAGCTTTTTTTCTCTTTTTTCTCTTCTTGATACTTTTGCCATAAAAATATCCTTTTGTGAGTTATAGAAACAAAAAAGCCCGGAAGAATTATCTTACCGGGCAAAGTCTTAATTATTGTTATTAGTGACAGACAGTTTGGTCATTTTCTGACTTCTTGTTTTTGTTCTTTTATTTTATCGGAATTTATTTTCTGTATCGCGACCGCCTTTATATTATTTATTCGGGTTATTTATTTTCGCTGTTGATTTATATTGGGGCAAAAGCACCTGTTATTAGCCAGGTAATCCGCGATTTTGCTCCGCATTACTTTTTTTTCTATAACTCTGTTATACAGATAGTAGTCAATATTTTATACCTGAATTTTGCAATAAAATTTCTTAACTCAAGAACTGAATACCCGGTTTTGCACAAGATATTCAGGGCTACATTATATTTTCTTTATGTAGTTGGAATTATTCAGGTTATTTTATTCATCATTAACCCATTGTCAGGTTGGGAGGAAAGAATATTAATTGTTGAGCGCTATTACATGCTCATCTTTAGTTTGGGGTCCTTGTTTGCTTTACTGGTGATTTACAGAAAAAAGCAGGTACTGTTTTTTATCGCTGGCGGATTTAGTTTTATAATCGGTGCAGGTATGGCATTCATTCTTAACAATATTGTTTACATGATTTTAGGTGCGGGTTTGGAATTATTTATGTTTTCAATAGGATTGGGTTATCGAATGAAGAAAATTGA